CGCAGCCGTGGTGGTGACTACGCCAACGATCAGGCCGCGGCCGCTATGGATCGGCCAACCGTTACCGGCGATGCCATCGCCCACTACCAGCGCCTAGCAGCAGGCCAGCAAGCGATCGCCTTTTGCTGCAATGTCGCCCATGCCATCTCAGTGTGCGACGCATTTAAGACGGCAGGTATTGCCGCGGAACTGCTGTTAGGCAATACTCCAGGCCGCGAGCAGGTGGTGGCCGACTTTGCCGCGCATCGCATCCGCGTGCTCGTCACCGTCGACGTGGTCAGCGAGGGCTTCGACGTGCCAGCCGCTAGCTGCGCCATCCTGCTCAGGCCCACGCAATCGCTCGGCCTCTACCTGCAGCAGGTGGGCCGTGTGCTACGGCCAGCACCTGGCAAGGAACACGCCGTGATCCTCGACCATGTGGGCAACGTCACGCGCCACGGATTCCCCGATGATTCGCGCGACTGGTCGCTGGATGACCGTATGCGCCGCAGCAAAGGCACACCAGCGCCATCTGTACGTACATGCCCGGAATGCTTCGCAGCATTCAAGCCACAGCCGCAATGCCCGGTCTGTGGCGCGCAGTGCGTGCCGATCAAATCACGCGTGATACGTGAGCTGGCAGGTGAACTGCAAGAGATGAAGCGCCGCACCCAGCAACGCCAGCAGCAAGGTCAAGCACGCACGCTCAAGGAGCTGATCCACCTCGGGCAAGCCAGAGGCATGAAGAATCCTGTTGGATGGGCGAAGCACGTCTACTTCGCCCGTGGCCAACGCTGAGACCACCCTCCAGCAGCAAATCCGCCTAGCCGTTGGCACGCGATCTGATCTGAGGCTGTTCCGCAACCAGGTCGGATCTTTGCCCGATCCACGCACCGGCCGGCTCGTCACATTCGGCCTTGCCAAGGGTTCTGCTGATCTGATCGGCTGGCGCACCGTCACGGTCACGCCAGAGATGGTCGGGCAACGCATTGCTGTGTTCACCAGCATCGAAATCAAGCTGCCCAATGGTCGCGTCAGACCCGAGCAACACGCATGGCAACGCACCGTATCGGCGGCAGGTGGCATCGCAGGCATCGCACGCTCAGTGCAAGACGCAAACGAATTGCTGAGATAACTACCAACCTGCCAACCTATCTGCCAAACTCTGCCGGCCTCTCCGTAGCCATGTGGCAGCCGATCTCCTTCAACAGCTCGCCAATATCCCCGACCACTGGGCCCTGGTAGCCGTCGGCAACGACAAGCGCCCATATCAGCCCGAATGGCAAAAGCACCCCATCTCCCGAGATCAGCTCACCGCTGAGATCACCGCAGGCCGTGCCGTAGCCATTGGCGTCATCGCTGGCCCGCAGTCCGGTGGCCTGCTCTTCGTCGATCACGATGGTCTCGGCGCATCAGAGGTGCTCGAGCAGATCGGCGCACCACTCCGTGACCTACCCAAGTCATGGGCCGTCACCTCAGGCCGTGATGGCCGCGTACAGATCATCTATCAAGTCCCAGAACCCTTCTGGGCCACCATCAAGACCACCAAGCTGCGCAGCAGCATCAAGGGTGAGCAGCTCGAGCTCCGCTGGTCCGGCTGTCAGTCCGTCGTTGCAGGCGCTCACCCCATCACCGGCGTCTACCGCTGGCTCAAAGGTCGCGCACCAGGTGATCTGCCTCTTGCTGAGGCGCCCTCACTCTTGCTGCAGCAGATGCAGCGCCACAAGCCTGAACCAGCGCCGCTGCTGCGCCTACCAGACACCGACGCACAGCGCGCACGCGATTACCTCGCATCCATCCCAGCAGCCGATGCCGACGACTACGACGCATGGCTGCGCGTTGGCATGGCGCTTCACAGCGTTGGCGACGACTCGCTGCTATCCGATTGGATCAGCTGGTCCACCGCATCCGGCAAATTCGAGCCCGGTGTCTGCGAAGCCAAATGGCGCACCTTCTCATCAGCAGCAGGTGGCGTCAGCATCGGCACCCTCGCGCACCTAGCAGGTCATGAGAAAAGCCGCCCGTCTCCAGCCGGGCAGCCGCCATCTCCGCCGCAACAACGCAGCGCGCCAAACCCTACCGCAGCTCACGGCAAGCTCCTCAAGCTCGAATCCAATGAGCTTCTCGAGCTCCTGCGTCAGCAGCTAGGCGATCGCCTCCGCTGGAACTTGTTCACCAAGGTGATCGAGCTCGACGAAAAACCCCTCGAGCACATCGAGCACTTCTACCTACAGCTCTCACAGCAAGGCGTCAAGGTCACCAAAGACCTAGCCGCTGATGCCGTCCACGTCGTCGCACTCGAGAACCCATACGACCCCGTCCGCAACTACCTCGAGCACGTCGCTGATCACGTGCAGCCCGTTCCCATCGATCACATCGCGACCGCCTACCTCCGCCCAGCAGATCAGCCCGGCACCCTCTATGACGCCATGCTCAAGGCCACGCTCGTGGCCGCCGTGCGCCGCATCTTTGAGCCCGGCTGCAAGCACGACTCCGCCTGCGTCCTGATGGGTCCGCAAGGCTGCGGTAAGTCCACCTTCTGGCGCAACCTCGGCGGCCTTTGGTTCAGTGATGCCCTACGCGACATCGGTTCCAAAGACGATCTCATGGTGCTCCACCGCTCATGGCTCATGGAATGGGCCGAGCTCGATCACATCACCAACCGCAAGCACGCAGGCCAGGTCAAAGCCTTTCTCACCCAACAGACCGACATGTTCCGCGCGCCATACCAGCGCACCACTGAGGCATACCCACGCCGCTCGATCATCGTCGGCTCCACCAACCGCGACACCGGCTTCCTAGTCGACGACACCGGCAACCGCCGGTTCTGGGTGATACCCGTCACAGCCGCCCCGCACATCCCCGTTGATGGCCTTCTGCTGGAGCGTGACGCCATCTGGTCCGCAGCGGTGGCCGCATACCGCGCAGGCGAACCCAACCACCTATCACGCGAACACAGCGCACAGGTCGACGCCGAAAACGAGTCCTACCTCGTCGACTCCCCATGGAAGGCCGCCATCCAAGAATGGCTCAACGCACCCCGCAATGACGGTCGACCCATCACCAGCGAGCTGCTGCTGACCGAAGCGATCAGCAAACCAGTGGAGCGCCAAAGCCGCGCTGATCAGATGCAGGTCGCATCGATCATGCGCGAGCTCGGCTTTGCCAAACAGCGCCAATGGGTCGATGGACGCTCCAGATGGGTATTCCTTCCAACCTCAGCGGAGAGGTTGGCAGGCTGAGATCCATTGCAGCGCAGCGACTCCCCTAACCTTACTAACCTCCCAACCTTTCTAAAGGATTTAATAAAAAGGGGAGAGGGTAGAAAAAGGAGCTATAGGGGCAACGTTGACAAGGTCGGCAGGTTGACAGTTGATCCCATCCACGCCAATTCGCGCGTCAGTCTTCGCGCGAGGTTGGCAGGTTGGCAGCTTGGCAATAGGGGAATGACTCCGCTCCGCCTACCCTTGGGCCATGGCCATCACCCTTGAGATCGATCAGCAGGGCCTGCAGCAGGCGTCGCGATGGTCTGCTGCCGTCGCCAAGCAACTGCCCTTTGCCACGTCAGTCGCGCTCAACGACGTGGCCTTCAAGGCACGCACTTCTCTCAACGGCGCAACCCGGCAATACTTCCACTCACCCGTCAAGTTCACCCAGTCCGCCTTCCTCGTCCAGAAGTCAAAGAAGGCCGACCTCACCGCCTACGTCTTCGCCAACAACCAAGAGGGCCGCAACCGTGCCCGCTATCTCCGCTATGGCATCCAAGGTGGCCAGCGTGTAGCCAAGGGCTTTGAGCGCTACTTCGCTGGTGTTGACAACGACGGCACCCTCGCCCCGGGCACCGCCCTGGTACCCACCTCCCTGGTCAAGATCACAGACGCAGGCAACGTCAGCCTCGCAACCCTGCGATCCATCAGCAAAGGATTGAGCACCACCAACAAGCGCGGCGGCTTCTTCGTTGGCACACCAAAGGGCGGCAACAGACCGCCTGGCATCTATCGCCGCTCACGCGAGCAGCTGTTCCCCTACTTCATCGCAGCATCAGCAGCACCGCGCTACACAGGCCGCTTCCCCATTCAAGACATCGGCGAGAAGATCGTGCAGCGCAACTTCAACGACATGCTTAGTGCTGCGCTCGACAAAGCCATCGCGACCGCGCGATGACACGAACGGGTCCTTCCACACTCAACACATATGGGTCGTTCGTTCGCACCCGCTTCAGCTAGCGTCAGAGCCCGAACCTCTCAAACCCTTGCAGCGCAAGGGATCTCATCAATCTTACCCCTTTCCCAGTTTGAGAGTTCAATAACTGCATAGTATTGAACTGAACTAGGAGTGTTTAAGGGTTGCTAGTCACGTTTAGTGAGTTTGCAGCGATCAAAGGATGCGCGAAGGGCACTGTGACAGCAGCGAGCAAAGCGCGGATCGCTGCAGCAGTGGTGGAGAAGGACGGCAAGCGCTGGTTGGATCGTGATCTGGCGATCGAGCTATGGGACAAGAACACCAGGGCAACGCACAACAGCAAGGTGCGGCAGGCCGATCCGATCGTGCCACCACCACGTGACGCGGATGAACTGAAGCGCCGCGTGAATGGGCTGCCGGATGATGCGATCCCAGACCTGAATGAGAGCAGGGCACGGCGTGAGCACTATCAGGCTGAGCTGGCGAAGCTGCAGGTGACGCAGCAGCGCGGTGAGCTGGTACCTGCTGATGAGGTGAAGAAGGAGGCGTTTAAGGTTGGCCGCGGCGTGCGGGAAGCATTGGCGAATTTGGCGGATCGGTTGAGCCACCAGTTGGCTGGTGAGACGGATCCGACCGTGATCCATCAGGTGCTGACGCAGGAGCACCGTGCAGCACTGGTGGAGCTGTGCAATGAATAGCGCGTGGCGTGATGGGTTCTTCGATGGGCTGCGGCCTGAGCAGCCGCTAACGGTGAGCGAGTGGGCTGATCGGTATCGGCGGCTGAGCAGCAAGGCAAGCGCGGAGCCGGGGCCGTGGCGCACCGATCGGACGCCGTACCTGCGCGAGCCGATGGACTGCCTGAGCAGCGAGAGCACGGTGCAGCGGGTGGTGATGATGTTCGCGGCGCAGACGGGTAAGACGGAAGCCGGCAGCAACTGGCTGGGCTACGTGATCGACCATGCACCAGGCCCGATGCTGTGCGTGCAGCCGACGGTGGAGATGGCGAAGCGGCTGAGCAAGCAACGGTTGGAGAGCATGATCACGGAGACACCGTGTCTGGCGGAGAAGATCGCACCTGCGCGCGCGCGGGACTCCGGCAACACGATGTTCAGCAAGGAATTCAGCGGCGGCATCATGCTGCTGACCGGGGCCAACAGTGCGACTGGCTTGCGATCAGCGCCTTGTCGGTACCTGTTCTGCGATGAGGTGGACGGCTTCCCCAGTGATGTGGACGGCGAGGGCGACCCGGTAGCGCTGGCGGAGCGCAGGACGACGACGTTCGCGCGGCGGAAGATCCTGCTGACCAGCACGCCAACCGTGAAAGACTTCAGTCGGATCGAAGCGGAGTATCTGCGCAGCGATCAGCGGCGGTTCTATGTGCCATGCCCGAAGTGCGGCGCGATGGAATGGCTGAAGTGGGGCCAGCTGAAATGGGATGAGCGCAAGCCGGAGACGGTGCGCTATCAGTGCGAGCACTGCAGCGAGCGATTCGAGGAGCTCCACAAGCCGGCGATGCTGCGCGCTGGTGAGTGGCGTGCAACGGCACCGGCCGGCAATGGCCGAACGGCTGGCTTCCAGCTGAGCGGGCTGTATAGCCCACTGGGATGGTGCAGCTGGGAGCAGCTTGTTGATGACTTCCTGCGGGCCAAGGGCGATGCACCGGCGCTTAAGGCGTTCGTAAACACGCGACTGGCGGAGACATGGGAGGAGGACTATGCGGCGAAGATCAGCGCCGATGGATTGATGGAACGCCGGCTCGCGTATCGCAGTGGGCTGTGCCCTGCTGGTGTGGTACTGCTCACTGCTGGCGTTGACGTGCAGGACAACCGGCTAGCGGTGACGGTCTGGGGATGGGGTGAAGGCGAGACGGGCTGGATGATCTGGCACCAGGAGCTGATGGGTGACCCGACGCAGACGGAGGTATGGGGCCAGCTGGATCAGGCGCTGGCGACTGAGTGGGACACGGAGAACGGCAAGACGTTGAAGGTCGCGCAGATGGCTGTGGACTCTGGCGGCCACTGCACGCATGAGGTGTACCGCTACGTGCGAGATCGTGTGGGCCAAGGCGTGGTAGCGATCAAGGGCAGCAGCAGGCGCAATAGCCCAGCCGTTGGCAAGGGCAGCAAGGTTGACGTGAACTGGCGTGGCAAGGTGCTGAAGCGTGGCGTGACGCTGTATCAGCTGGGCACCGACACGATCAAGACGACGCTGTTCGGTCGGCTGCGCCACAACCAACAGGCTGGCGGGTTGAACTTCGGCATGGCTGCTGATGATGAATACTTCAGGCAGGTGACGAGCGAACGGCAGGCATTGCGGTATCACCGCGGGTTCCCGATCCGAGAATGGGTGAAGAAGGCAGGCGATCGCAACGAGGCGCTTGATTGCATGGTCTATGCCTATGCGGCGATGTTGCTGTATGGCCGGAGGATGAATCAGGCGACGATGTGGGATCAGTTAAGAGTGCAACTGGAGGAAGGCAAGAGAGCACCGCTAAGATCAAAGAAGAGAGCAGCACCTGCGGCTGCGCCAGCGTTCGTCAGCAACTGGTGAGGCCGTGAAGATCCCTGCATCAATCCGATCCGGCGACACGATCCAGTGGCGTGATGATGCTGGTGTCGACAACCTGGGCAACACCGTTAGCAGCGCGGACTATTCGCTGATCTACTGGTTGAGATTTGACGCGGCCAGCGAGGGTTCAAACGTAACTGGCACGGCATATGGCACGGGCTGGGAGTTCACGATCTCGGCGGCCACCAGCGGCGGATTCGATGCAGGCCAGTGGTATTGGCAGGCGATTGCGAGCAAGGCCGGCTCAGTGATCACGCTGGGTGCAGGGCAGCTGACAGTTGAGCGGGCGCTGAGTTATGCAGGCACACCCGGTGCGTTTGATGGCCGCACGCAGCTCGAGCAGGATCTGGCGGCTGTGCAGGCTGCAATCCGATCGCTGATCAGCGGTGGTGCAGTGCAGCAGTACAGCATCGGCAACCGCAGCCTGAGCCGTTACAGCTTGAATGATCTGATGGCGCTGGAATCTAAGCTGAAGGCTGAGGTGAAGCGAGAGCAGATGGCGCAGCTGATGGCCAATGGTCTCGGCAATCCGCACAACCTATTCGTGAGGTTCTGATGGGATTGCGCACGCGGCTGTTCAAGGCAATGGGGTTTGAGCCGGTACGACCCCAGCGGCGTGCGTATCAGGGTGCGCGTGTCAGCAGGTTGACGGCTGACTGGGTGACCAGTGGCACGAGTGCTGACAGCGAGATCAAGAGCAGCTTCAAGGCGCTGCGCAATCGTGCGCGGCAGCTGTGCCGCGATAACGACTATGCGCGGCAGGCATTACGGGCGATCCAGAACAACGTGATCGGTCATGGCATCCGCCATCAGGGGCAGGTGCGGATGCTGCGTGGTGGCCGCTTGGATGAGGCAATCAACGGCCAGATCCACGAGGCATGGGAGAAGTGGATGCACAAGAGCCGCTGTGATGTGAGCGGCATCCTTGGCTTCCATGACATCGAGCGCCTGCTGGTGCGCTCATTGGCCGAGAGCGGCGAGGTGTTCATCAGGATGATCCGCCGGCCGTTCGGCGATAGCAAGGTGCCGTTTGCGTTGCAGGTGCTCGAGGCTGATTACCTGATCGACGACGACATCCCGCATGCTGCTGAAGGCAACACTGTGCGGATGGGCATCGAGGTGGATGGCTACCTGCGGCCGCAGGCTTACCACTTTTACGCGAACCATCCTGGTGATACCTACGCCGGCAACCCGCGCACCAACGGCCGCCGCGTGCGTGTTCCTGCTGATGAGGTGATCCATCTGTTTCTGCCCGAACGACCAGGACAGACCCGTGGTGTGACCTGGTTCGCGTCAGCGCTGATGCGGCTGCACATGCTGCAGGGGTACGAGGAGGCTGAGGTGGTGCGCGCCCGTGCCAGCTCCGCACTGATGGGCTTCATCAGCAGCCCTGAAGGTGAGCTGATCGGTGATGAGGTTTACGAGGGCGACCGGGTGAGCGAGTTCACGCCCGGTGTGTTCAAGTATCTGGCCCCTGGTGAGTCGGTATCGGTGCCGGATCTGAATGCACCTGATGGACAGCTGGAACCGTTCACGCGCTCGATGCTGCGTGCTGTGGCAGCCGGCGTTGGCGTCAGCTTCGAGAGCATCAGCAAGAACTTCTCAGAGAGCAATTACAGCAGCAGCCGGCTGAGCCTGCTAGAGGAGCGCGACACGTACCGGGTGCTGCAGCGCTACATGGTGGAGAACTTCCACCAGCAGGTGTTTGAGGCATGGCTTGACATGGCCGTGCTCAGCGGCACGCTGAATCTGCCGGGCTATGAGACCAACCCGGATCGCTACCGCGCCAGCCGGTGGGTGCCGCGCAGCTGGGAGTGGGTGGATCCGCAGCGTGAGGTGGATGCCTACAAGACCGCGGTGCGTTGCGGCTTCAAGACGCTGGGCCAAGTGATCGCAGAGCAGGGCGGTGACCTTGATGATGTGCTGGTGGCACGTCAGGCGGAGCTGGCCATGCTCGATGAGATGGACATCGTGACGGATACCGATCCGAGCGAGGTGAGCAACGCTGGTCTGACACAGGTAAGACCATCAGGATCCATTGATCCCTTTGGCGAGACCGACCCACCGATGGAGGAAGAGGAATACGAAGAGGAGTCCGTGATTGAGGATCCAACTGAGGCGCCTGAGGACTGATGGCAATCGTTGCTGGCGAGCAGATCGACCTGATGCCAACTGATGGCATGAGGGAAGAGGCGCAGCGTTACCGCGACTGGAAGGATGATGGCGAAGCTGGCGGCACTGAAGTGGCCGCGGCCAGAGCGCGTCAGATCCTGAGCGGTGATGAATTGAGCGCCGACACTGTGATCACGATGGCGGCATGGTTTGCGCGCCATGAGGTTGACAAGCAGGGCGAAGGCTTTAGCCCTGATGAGGATGGATACCCATCACCCGGCCGCGTTGCATGGGCGGCATGGGGCGGCGATCCCGGTCAGAGTTGGGCTAACGCAAAGGCCGATAGAATCAAGGCATTGCAGGATAGAAAGATGGAAGAGGCGCGGCCTTATCCAAATGAGCACGCTGCCCGTATGACTGACCCCGATCAGTACGACGAACTGCGTCGTGAGAACAACGCTGGTGGTGAAGGCGTTGATTTCATCTATGGCATCAAGGAAGGCGAGAGCGAGATTCAAGCAGTGCGGTTCGATGCGCAGCAGTTCACGCCTGACGAGGCACGGCAATGGCTGGCTGACAACGAGATGGATCCCATCATGTTTGAGGAGGCCACTGGCGAGGAGCGCACCATGCCCGGCATCGGTCGCCACCAGCGTGCAGAGCTCACCACCTTCGATGAGGTGGAGGATCGCACCTATGAATTCCCCTTCAGCTCTGAGTTTCCTGTTGCCCGTTACTTCGGCAACGAGATTCTGAGCCATGACATCAAGGCTGCTGATCTCAGCCGCTTGAACGATGGCGCACCGCTGCTGTTCAACCACAACCCTGATCGCGTGATTGGTGTTGTTGAACGCGCCTATATCGATGGCAAGAAACGACGCGGTTACGCTCGAGTGCGGTTCAGCCGCAACCCATTCGCTCAGGAAGTCTTGAGCGATGTCAAGGATGGCGTTCTACGAAACGTCTCCTTTGGTTACTCCATTGACAAAATGGAGGAACGCGGCAGCGGCGACTTTGTTGCTACTGCCTGGTCTCCTTATGAGGTTTCGGTTGTGTCGGTGCCGGCTGATCCCGGCGTCGGCATTGGCCGAGCCCTTGAGGCCGAGTCCGCTGCTCCGGCAGCACCAACACCCGATCCCATTCCTTCAATGGAAAACACCACCACTGATCTGGCCGTGGTGCGGGCCGAAGCCGCTGAGGCTGAGCGCTCCCGCATCGCTGGCATTTCTGCACTGTGCGACAAGCACAACATGGCCGATCTCGGCCGCCAGCTGATCGAGTCTGGTCGTTCTATCGACGAGGCTCGCGCTGCTGTGCTCGACAAACTCGACATCAAACAGGAGCCTGTGACCATGAGCGCCGCTGAAATCGGCCTCACCGAGAAGGAGAGCCGCAGCTTCTCCTTCCTGCGTGCCATCAACTATCTGGCCAACCCAACCGATCGCTCGGCTCGTGATGCTGCTGCATTCGAGATCGAGGCATCTGATGCTGCTGCTGCCAAGCTCGGCCGCCAGTCCCGTGGCATCACCATTCCTCAGGATGTGCTGCGCCGTGATCTGACCGTTGGCGCTGCAACCGCTGGTGGCAACCTGGTGGCCACTGAGCTTGATGCCGGCAGCTTCATCGATCTGCTGCGCAATGCATCCGCTCTGGATCAAGCTGGCGCCACCGTGCTGACCGGCCTGACCGGCAACGTTGCCATCCCCCGCCAGTCCGGCGCTGGTACCGCTTACTGGGTGGCTGAATCCGGCTCGCCCACCGAGAGCCAGCAGACTGTGGATCAGGTCAGCCTGACCCCTAAGACTGTTGCGGCCTTCACCGACTACAGCCGTCGCCTGATGATCCAGTCCTCCATTGATGTGGAGAACATGGTGCGCAGCGATCTGGCCCGTGTGCTGGCACTCAAGATCGACTTGGCTGGTCTCTATGGCACTGGCTCCAACGGTGAGCCCCTTGGCCTGAAGCTGACCACCGGCATCGGCACCGAGAACTTCGCCGCTGCAATCCCCACATTCGCTGAGGTGGTGGCACTGGAGAGCGACGTGGCAACCGCCAACGCACTGCTCGGCAGCCCCGTCTACCTGATGAACGCTGCTATGCGCGGCGGTCTCAAGACCAAGGCCAAGGACGCAGGTTCCGGCCTGTTCGTCATGGAAGGCAACGAGGTGAACGGCTACCGCGGTGTGCTGTCCAACCAAGTTGAATCTGGTGATCTGTGGTTCGGCAACTTTGCTGATCTAATCATTGGCTACTTCTCTGGCTTGGATCTGATGGTTGACCCCTACACCCACAGCACCTCCGGCACCGTCCGCGTGGTTGCAATGCAGGATGTGGACATCGCCGTTCGCCACCCTGAATCCTTCAGCCGCGGCAACGACACCCTCTGATCATGTTGATCAAGGTCCTACGGCAAACGATGCTGGCGGGCCGGGTCGTCAAAGTTGGGGAAGTCCTTGAGGCTTCCTCCTCTGACGCCAAGCTGCTGATCGGTATCGGCAAAGCGATTGAGACAACTGCCGCAGTGGCAGATCTGGTTGAGACCATTGATCAACCCATACCAAAACCACCATCCCCCCGACGGAGGACTAAGCAATGACCATCCACAACCTCGGTTCTAAGACCGATCTGCTGAGCATTCACAACAACGCAGTGGTGTCCGCCACAGGCGCTGGCACCCCCGCCAACGTTGATCTGGTGGATTACGAAGGTGATGTCGCCTTCATCATTGATGCTGCTGCCGCTGGCTCTGGCGTCACCCTGACCGCCAAGATCCAACACAGCAACACCACCACTGCCGGTGATTTCGTTGATGTGACCGGTGGCGGCTTCACTGCTGCTGCTGCTAACACCGCATTCCGTCAGAAGATCTACCTGGACAGCAACGACCTGCGTCGTTACGTTCGCGTGCTCTTCACCGTGACCGGTGGCAGCGGCACTGGTGCTGTGTCGGTGCAGGCCCTCGGCTCCAAGAAGTACAGCTGATGGCGTTCACAGAGAATCTGGATGGGTTCTTGGCTGATTTTGGCGTCACCTGTACGGCTGGCGCCATTACGGCTAAAGGCATCCTGGACATGCCAAGCCAGGTAATCAGCGATGGAATGGTGCTCACCACTGACTTCACGCTGACTGCCAGATTCTCTAACTTCGGCAGTCTCGTTCGCGGCGATTCAATTACCGTGGATGGGACTGCTTACACCGTGAGAGAGACGATGCTTGTCAGCGACGGCAAGTTTGTTGAAATCGCACTGCAGAAGACATGAGCGGTCCTTTCAAGGTCAACACTCGCAGCCAGTGGGCATCGCTGAATCCTGTGCTGATGGCGGGAGAACCTGGCCTTGAAAGCGACACCAAGAATCTGAAGATTGGCGATGGACGATCCTCATGGGACAAGTTGCCGTATCACGGCTGTCCTGGGTACTGGGGATCCTTCTGGGATGAAACCTCGCAGGTAGCAACCCTGGTCAACACGGCCTATCCCATCAAGCTGCGGCAATCAGACACAGCCAGTCGTGGTGTAAGGATCATTTCAGATGGCCAGATCACTGTTGATCATCCGGGCATCTATAGCTTCACCTTCTCGATCCAGTTCAGCAATAGCGACGCTCAGATCCACGACATCAACGTTTGGCTTCGCAAGAACAACGCAGGCAGCCTTGGTGATGTGCCTGCCAGTGACAGCCGCTTTAGCATCATCTCAAGGCACGGCGGCGTTGATGGCAACGTGATCGGAACAGTGAACTTCGTGCTGGGCTTGACCACCAACGACTACATCGAGCTGATCTGGTCAACGACCAACGTTGCCGCCTATATCCACGCAGAGCCAGGTGGCAGCACTCCCACGCATCCCAGCATCCCAGGCATCATTTGCACAGTGGTTCAGGTGGCGTCAGCATGACAACCAAGCGCGAATCAATCCTGGCTCAGATCGCTACAACGCTGGCAGGTACCACTGGCGTCAGCACGCGCATCTACCGCAGCAGGGTGGAGCCGCTAACAAGGGGTGAAAGCCCGGCCATCGTGATCGAACCCATCAACGACACAGCTGAGCAGAACACCAGCCTCCCCACGCTGGACTGGAGCCTGACGGTACGGATCGCTGTGATCGTGCGTGGCAACGTGCCAGATCAGCAGGCTGATCCGATCATTGAAAGCCTGCACAGTAAGCTGATGGCGGATCTGACGCTTAATGGCTATGCCATCGATGTGCAGCCGCAGTCGGTCAATTTTGAAATGGTCGAAGCTGATCAGCCAGCAGGTGTGATCAGCTGTGGTTACCTGATCAGGTATCGCACCGGCGTCAGTAATCTGACAACAGCATGACGGCTATGATGACTGATGAATACCAAGGGCAAGGCGGTTCCTATCTGCTGAACCCAGAAACCGGCAAGCGCAAGCTCACTGAGCGAACCGAACCGGCGCAACCTCTCAACCCTCAAGCTGAGGAATTAAGCGATGGCTCTGCTGACCCGGAAACGCCTGCTGCTCGCTAAGGCAGAAGCGACCTACGGCACAGATAGCTCCCCTGCCGGCACTGATGCGGTGTTGGTGCGCGAGCTCGAAATCACTCCGCTGCAGAGCGACACGGTAGAGCGTGAACTAATCCGCCCTTACCTTGGCGCGTCGCAAACGCTGCTGGCCAATACTCGCGTCGAGATTACTTTTCAAGTTGAACTAGCCGGCTCTGGCACTGCAGGTACCGCACCTCGGTTTGGCTCGATCCTGAAGGCTTGTGGCTTTAGCGAAACCGTTGTGAGTAGCACCAGCGTTACTTATGCGCCGGTGAGCAGCAGCTTCAGCTCGGTCACGCTCTACTACAACGTGGATGGTGTGCGCCACAAGTTGACTGGCTGCCGCGGCACCTTGACCCTGAATGGCACGGTTGGTGAGATTCCCTACATCGAGTTCACGATGACGGGAATCTACAACGCACCAACCGACACAGCACTGCCCTCCGCCACCTACACCAACCAAGCTGTGCCGCTGGTGTTCAAGGATGGCAATACCAGCAGTTTTCAGCTGCTGAGCTACGCCGGCTGTCTGCAGTCCATCGAGATGGACATGGGCAATGAGGTTGCCTACCGCGAGCTGGTCGGTTGCACCAAGGAAGTGCTGATTACTGATCGCAAGGTGAGTGGCAACGTGACGATCGAAGCCGTGGCGCTCGCCACGAAGAACTATTTCACGGCCGCTTTGTCGGACAGCACCCTGGGGAATCTGCAGTTCACGCATGGCACGGCCGCTGGCAACATTGTTACGGTGAGCAGCAGCACGGTCGATATCGGTGATGTCAGCTATGCCGACCAGGATGGCATCACGATGCTGTCGATTCCCGTTGTTGCAATTCCGAGCAGTTCGGGTAATGATGAGGTGAGCATCGTTTTCACCTGATCCTGCATGGCGTTTGTCCTCAACCAATCTGCCACCTATAAGTGGCCGGTAAGTTTTCGCGTACCGACGGATGGCGGCAAATATGAGCGGCAGTCATTTGAAGCAGACTTTTGCCGCTTGCCTCAGTCTCGGATCAATGAAATCCAGACTGAGGTTCAAGCGCGTCTAAGGGCTGCGGATCTTGGCCGTCAGTATGAAGGCGACATCTCTGATATCTCAATCGCCGATGAAGTGCTGGCAGGTTGGTCTGGCATCGTTGATGACGAAGGCGATGAGGTCGTGTTCAGCAAAACGACTAAGGCCGAACTGCTGAATGTGCCTGGCCTTGCGGGCTCGATTATCGAGGCTTATTTTGAGAGCATTGCGGGCAAGAAAACAAAAAACTGATCGAGGCTGCGCGTTATTGGATAAGAGGTGGCGTGATTGATCAGACCGCTGAAGACGCTGCAGCCTTTGGCCTTGACATTGACCTGCCAAAAACGCCAGACTTTTTTGAGGTAGAACCCGATGCGTGGTCTGCTGTTCTGATGTTCCTGCGATGTCAGACGCAATGGCGCAGCGGCCCGACTGGTTTGATTGGGCTTGACTACCTAGCGCTCGACATGGCGTTTAGACTGTATGGAGTGGAGGGCTCTGCCGCGATGCTGGAAGACATCCAAGTAATTGAGGGCGAGATCCTGCAGGCCGTTTGCGAGAAGGGTAAGTAGCCATGGCCTTAAACATGGATGCTGCCATCAGGATTAAGGCCATCGTCGACGGCCTTGGCGAGATCAATGACTTAGTCAAAGCGCTAAGTAATACTGAAAGACAAGCCAAAGAAACAGGGGGCGCGCTTAGCCGCATTAAAGGAGTAGCCGGCGGCCTAAGTGGCGCCCTTGGTGCGTTGATTCCAGCAGCGGGGATTGGAGGCCTTTTGGCGCTGGGGAAGAATGCGATCGATGCCGCGGACAATCTGAACGATCTAAACCAGCGCACTGGCGTCTCTGTTCCCATTCTTAGCCGATTCGGTGCTGCTGCTGCTGACAGTGGCAGTAGTGTCGAAGAAGTCGGCAAAGCATTGGGCAAGTTGAGCAAGGGCTTGGTCGCCGCAACATCTGGCTCTGACGAATACGCGCGGAAAGTCAAAGCATCCAGCGAATCCGCATTAGAGGCAATTAAAAGAGGCGAGCGCGAACAAACCGAACTTGTTAAAGCGCAAGGCATAGAGCGGCTCGATGCGTTGCAAAACGAAACAGATTCGAGGCTGCGCGAACTCAACAAGAGATATAGAAGCGAGCAGACGCTTCTAGATGATAGGTACAACGATCAAGCCGACGTTGAGCGAGAGGCTGCTGATCAGTCGCTTCGAGAAATGGAGCGGCAAATTAGCTCACGTTACAACCTGATGCGACAGTCGATTCAGGATGACGAAACATTGTCTGATCAGCAAAGCAGCCGAAGTTTAGATAACTTGAAAAGGCAAGAGGAAGATGAACTGAGCGCCCTGCAAAGGAGATTCACCAGCGCCCAAAAGCTGCGCGATAGGCAGTTGCGTGATGCTAGGAGGCTTGAAGAGGACGCACTTGAAGAAAGAAGAAGGGCTGAAGAAACGATTATCAAAAACAACTCAAAGTCTCAAGCTAGGGTACTTGAAGCTGCTACCGCTGAACAGCTGCGCGGTATTCAAGATAACTATAAGAGGGCGGCAGACGCCATGGAGACTGGATCGCAAGGCATGGCGGATGCGCTTGCGAGGCTCGGAATCGCCGCTGTTGATTCGCAAAATCGCCTGCGCCCGGTCGATCAGATCATGCTCGACGTTGCCGACAAGTTTTCTAAGATGCCAGATGGCGCCGAAAAGACGGCACTGGCTATGCAGCTATTTGGCAAGTCTGGCGCCAACCTGATCCCAATGTTGAACGGTGGTCGAGAGGCGATCAATCAGTATGCAGCCACGATTGATACCGGCATGGCGCAATCTGCGGATAAATTCAATGATTCCCTAAATGCCATTGGACTCGCACTCGCTGGTCCGTTCAACAATGCTGTAACAGCCCTACTGCCTCTAATTACGCAGGTCGCTCAAGGCATTGCTGGTTTTGCGCAGTGGTTTGGCACGCTGCCGCAACCACTACAGGGTGCAATCGCAGCGATAGGTGCATTGGCCGCTGCATTTGTATTGCTGGCACCAGCCATCACTGCAGTCATGACGATCTTTAGCGCGCTCAGCGGCGTGTTTGCTGGCGGTGCGATCTTTGCCACTATTGCCGGCTACATGGGCGCCGTTGTGCCTGCAGTCACCGCAGTAGGCAGCGCATTGAGCGGACTGTTGCCGATCCTGGCTGCAGTGTTTACTGGGCCGGTTGGCTGGATTGCATTGATTGTTGCGGCGGGCGTGGCGATCTTTACCTTTCGCGATCAAATCGGACAAGCATTTGGAGCCATTGGCCAGATGGTGCAAATTGCAGCGCAAGGACTTTATGAAACATTCATTAAACCAGTAATTGATTGGTTTGGTGGGTTGTACGAAAGCATCGTCGCTACAATGTCAAACCTGGCGAATGCTCTGAAAGCACCGTTTGTCGCAGTTGCCAACATGATCAAAGTCGTGTTAAACGGTATTCTTGGCGGCATTGAGAACACCATCAATGGCGCAATCAACGCAATCAATGCGCTGATTCAAGGCGCCAATCAAGCTTTGACTGCATTGAAGCTTCCGTCTATCCCAACGGTTCCGCAGGTATCCCTTCCGCGTTTTGCTGAAGGCGGCGTTGTCAGCGGACCAACCTTGGCGATGGTTGGAGAAGGCGGCGAACCTGAATATATCGTGCCGCAATCAAAGGCTAGTACGTTTGCTGCTAACTGGATGGCTGGTGTTCGTGGCCCTGCTGCAATTCCACGCTTTGCAGAGGGCGGTGTAGTTGCACCTGCAACCGCACAAGTAAACATTCAAACGGGACCAGTCATGCAGCAAGGTGGGCAGAACTATGTCACCATGCAAGACTTTGAACGTGGCCTTCAGGGTCTCGCCAATCAACTGCTCAGCAGCAACCGCACCAGCGGCGGCCGTCGTTACGCAGGAGTCCGATGAGCAATAGAGCCCAGTCACAGTATCTCAGAATTTACAGCGGCGCTACAACCTATCTGCGCTGGCAATCGTATTATGTCGGGCAGACTGTGACATGGGAAAGCAATTCATGGAGTTACTTCCCATTCGTCGGCAATGGCTTGATTGGCGGCAGCGTCGGCAACGATGCGGACGTTTCTATCTCAGTGCCTGCAACTGCGGCAGCAGTCTCATTGTTTGAATCTGCATTAAACGAAAACCATCTGATTGAACTGCGTGTTTATGAGTTTGATAGCCGCTTGTCGCAGGTCATTCCGCAGTCCGGTCAGCTATTGATTGGTTCATTTGTGGGCGAGGTGGTTGGCGTGTCAGGATCGTTCTCAGTTCTGGAAGTATCGTTAGGGTCAAGCCTTGCTCCTATTGGTGCGCAGGCGCCACCACGTAAATACACATCACAGCTCGTCGGAGCGCCAATCAGGCTATGAGCAGCAACATCACCGATCCGATTGCGCTTCTGCCATACCAGACGGGGTTAATTGTTACGCCACTGCAGGAAGCTGCTGCTGTCGGCCAGAACCCATTGGATACCAGGCAGCGCTCAATCGTAGTAGGAGAGCCTGTGCCGATTGTGTTCTGCAGGCGTGTTGGTGAAATCGGTGGCGCATTTGTCAGCCCTGGTGCCACTGAAGGCCGCTATGAAAATAACCCTATCACGAATGAACTAACGGTAAAGCTGCAACTAGTGCTCAGTGAAGGCGACCTGCCGCAACAGCAGTTGCGTGATTTGTTTCAACGCGGCTGCCGCGTCGGCGTCTGGCAGCAGTCCTACAATGCGCGTACCGGCAACTGGCAACCTGGCAACCTGACCACCATCGTTGCAGGCACAACGCCATGGGACTGCCCGGCATTCTGCGGCACTGGTGGCAGCTATGCCAACATGACGACGCTGAGCTACCTCAACATGCATCCTGATGGTGACGACACATGGGATAAGCAAGTTCATTGCTTTGTGCGCGATGGAATGGAAGTTACGCGCATCCTTGATAACACGCTTGGCTCAAGCAATAATCTGATTGATTTGGCGTTGTATTTGATCCGCCAGAGCAGCCGATTCCCCGAGGCAATGCTGGACTTGGTGGAGATGGAGAATGCCGCAGAGTTCACTGATACCAACGGCCTTCACTTCAACGGCATTTTTGATCAATCGACTAATCTTGAAGAATGGATGGAGCAGATTTCCACTCTGTTCCTGCTTCGCATCACAGACAAGAATGGCAAGAAGGCATTTCGTCCACGGTTGCCGGTAACAGCAGGCGGCGCCATTTCAACTGCTGCTGTTAGTTGGGTTTATACCTTTTCCGAAGAAGACATCCTGCCGGATGGGTTCGAAATTGAGTACATCCCCCTGGCTGAGCGCAAGCCGATCTGTGCTCAAATGATCTGGCGGCAACAGCCAGATGGCGATATTGGAATCGTCCGCACCACCGAGGTGCGCATTGATGGTCAAGCATTGAATGGTCCATTCGAGCAGTATGACCTAAGTCAGTTCTGCACAAACGAATTGCACGCAGTCAAAGTCGGCGCTTATTTCGCGGCGCGGCGCAGATATATCAAGCACAACCTGCGGTTGCGTGTGCGCCCTGCTGCATTTAATAGCACTCTTGCATTGGGCGACATTGTGCGCGTGTTGCTACGCCGTGAGACAGATGTCGATGTGATTAGTATGCACGACTATCTATACGAAGTGGAGCGCATCAATCGCAACATCGAAGGCATTGTTGAGCTTGACCTCACGCACTTTCCAGTCAATGGCTCTGGCCAAAGCATTCTTGCATTGATCGTTAATGACGCTACAGCGCCTGGCTATACGCTGCCAACAGGTCGCGGCGCATTCACGTGTGATATTCCGGGACGGGCGGGTAATACGACGCCAATAGGAACGGATCCGTATGTTGACCCTAATCTGCCAGACCCAGAGGATCTTGAATACAACGTACCGGATGCGCCAGAGACAACACCACCTGGCGAGACGCCTGATCCGTTGACCGAAGCGCCGCCCAATCCTGATAACGGACCTAGTAATCCAACCGACCCGCTAGATCAGCCGGTTGATCCTGAGATAACAGGCCCAACTGGCCCAGGCGGTGAGCCACTGCCAGGCGACGAATTGGAGCTAGAAGAATCATGCCCTGGTATGTACACAGAATGGGTGCTGGTTGATCCAGACACGGGCGAGGAGACGATCGTATCTGAAGGCGTCGCGGCCACATATACGTGGCAGCTTGAAGATTCCGGTAAAACTGTTTACGCAAGAGGCAGGTGCCCTGATTCAGGATCCTATACCGGGTATGGGTTAGCTTTTACTTCGTCTTCAATACCATCTTCGGCGTGGACAAGCACGGGAATTGGTATTTATTCCATAAGTGGAACGTGGAATCGGACGCAATCGCAAGGCATCCGTTGCTCTGACGGAACCCCTTACCAGGCGGGGTTCAGTGACACATGGACTATAGCCGGCGTAACATCCCCTGGCACAGCCAAGGCATATAGGCTGATTAGATATTGGCCATCTAATACTGTGGTTACGGCTTGCTCAGGAGAGCAAAACCTATTCTGTTACAGCGTAACGGTTGAGTTCTTAACGACGACCGGAGGGGTAACTGAACCTGTCTCTCTCTACAGCACCTGTCTAACTTACGGGTTCCTGGAAGGCCTAATGCAAACTGTCAATGATATCCAGTCATACACCAACACATTCTCAGAAAACTTAACCGTCACAATAA